GCAGATACCACTAAGGTGGATATGAATTATGTTATATGCGCTCCTAGAATGTACAATGGAAAAATTGATTCCTTAGTTAACCGTATAACGGGGTTTGCCGACATGATTCAGTTAACTCACCTTAAGTTACAGCAAGTAATGTCAAGAATGGTTCCTGATGGGGTGTTCTTAGATGTAGATGGGTTAGCGGAAGTTGATTTAGGTAATGGAACAAGTTACAACCCTGCGGAAGCACTTAATATGTATTTCCAGACGGGTAGTGTTTTAGGTAGGTCTATGACACAAGATGGAGACATGAACAGGGGCAAGGTTCCAATTCAGGAACTGCAGACATCCAGCGGAGGAGCTAAAATACAATCACTAATACAAACGTATCAGTACTACTTACAGATGATAAGAGACGTTACAGGATTGAATGAGGCAAGAGACGGTTCGGCTCCAGCTAGAGATGCTCTCGTAGGGCTGCAAAAGATGGCCGCTAATCAATCTAATGTAGCAACAAGACACATACTACAGGCAAGTTGTTATTTAGCTCTTAGAACGTGCGAAAACGTTTCTAGAAGAATAGCTGACTCTTTAGAGTTTGCATTGACAGCAAATTCATTGCAGAACAGTGTATCTAGGTTTAATGTTGCTACATTGAGTGAGGTGTCAAAACTTAATTTGCATGACTTTGGTATATTTCTTGAACTAGAGCCTGACGACGAAGAGAAGGCACAGCTAGAACAAAATATACAAGTTGCTTTACAGTCAGGAGGAATAGACCTTGAGGACGCTATAGATTTAAGGCAAGTTAATAATTTGCAGTTAGCAAATGAAATGTTAAAAGATAAGCGAAAGAAAAAAGAGCAAGCAGTTCAGGCAGCTCAACAAGCTAATATACAGGCTCAGGCTCAAGCAAACGCAGAGCTTGCAGAAAAAGCAGCTATGAGTGAAGTTCAAAAACAACAAGCATTAACCGCAGAAAAGGTAAGCATTGAACAAGCTAAGTCTCAGTTTGAGATACAAAGAATGCAAACAGAGGCTCAAATAAAGCGAGAGCTTATGGCTGAAGAGTTTAATTTTAACATGCAATTAGCTCAAGCAAGAATTAAATCTGAGACTCAAAGAGATAGAGAGATTGAGGATAGAAAAGATCAAAGAACAAAAATTGCTGGAACTCAACAATCAGAAATGATTGACCAAAGAAAAAACAACTTATTACCGAAAAACTTTGAAAGTTCAGGTAATGATGTATTAAGTGGGGGTTTTGGTTTAAATGAATTTGATCCAAAGTAAATAGAATTTTTTAATTTATATTATATTATATTATGTCAGAAGAAGCAGTACAACAAGACGGTGACTTTAAAGTAAAAAAGTCATCAATGAAAAAATTTAACAAACAACCCGAAACAGTTAAAGTAGATTTATCTGCAAAAAAAGCAACAGCCGAGGCAGATGTAACGAGGGTTTTAATAAACTCAGAAGATGCCGATAAAGAGCAAGAGCCAACAACAGTGGTTGCAGATAAACCAGCCGAAACTGTACAAGAAGTGGATACAGAAGTACCATCAGGGGAAAGCACCGTTCAAGATGAAAAGTTTGCAGGCATCCAAGAAATAACTGAAGAAGAAGTTAAAGAAGTTGCAAGGGAAGCTAAGGAGGCAATCAGGGATGAAAATATTACGGGTAAGCCGTTACCTGAAAATATTGAAAAGCTTGTTGCCTTTATGGAGGAAACGGGAGGAAATGTAGAAGACTATGTTAGGTTAAACGCAGACTACAGCGCAGTAGATAACAACACTTTGTTAAAAGAATATTATAGAAAAAGTAAACCACATCTTGATGATGATGAGATAAATTTCCTTTTAGAAGATAGCTTTTCGTATGACGAGGACCTAGATGAAGAAAGAGATATACGCAAACGAAAGCTTGCGTTTAAAGAGGAGGTTTCAGAAGCCAAAAACTTTTTAGAAAACTTGAAGGGTAAATACTACGATGAGATTAAGTTAAGACCAGGCGTAACCCAAGAGCAGCAAAAAGCAATGGATTTCTTTAACAGGCATAAAGAAGAGCAAAGTTTAAATACTGACAGACATGAAAGGTTTAAAAAAGCTACATCTGAAATGTTCAACAACGACTTCAAAGGTTTTGATTTTAACGTTGGGGACAAAAAGTTCAGGTATGGTGTAAATAATCCAACTAGTCTTGTTGACAAACAGTCTGATATTTCTAATATTCTTGGAAAGTTTTTAGGAAAAGACGGAGAGGTAACAGACCACAAAGAGTATCACAAAGCTATGTATGCAGCTTCAAATGTAGACAAGATTGCAAGTCATTTTTATGAGCAAGGTAAAGCAGACGCTGTTAAGGATGTTGTGAATAGTTCAAAGAACATTTCAGACACTCCAAGACAAACAGCTGGCGACAGTGTTTTTATTAATGGTCTCAAAGTCAAAGCTATAAGCGGAGCAGATTCTTCAAAATTAAGAATTAAAAACAGAAAATTTAACAATTAAAAAAACAAAACAAAAATGGGAAAATTTGGAACAGGCGACCCGCTAGGTAATTTTAGCATCACGCCAATGCCAACAAAAATGGCAACTGAAGGGAATTATTTAAGCTTTACAGATGGAAGCAATGACTTTGCACAACAATATTTGCCAGAGCTTTACGAAGCTGAGGTAGAGCGATACGGAAACAGAACTCTATCAGGATTTTTAAGAATGGTAGGTGCTGAAATGCCAATGACTTCTGACCAAGTTGTATGGTCTGAGCAAGAGAGATTACACATTGGTTATGAAAGCTCTGCTGCTGGTACAGTTACTGTATCTAACGCTGCATCTGCAACTTCAACTATTACTTTTGCTGGAACTGCTTTAGATGATAATGGAGAAACTGCAATTAGAGTTGGAAACACAATTGTTGTAACTAACCCTGCAACAAACGTTACGCTTAAGTGCTACGTTGTTACTGCTGCTGCTGCTGCAATTACAGTGAAGTCTTACACTACAGCTAATTTATCTACTATTGGAGATGTTACTGTAAACTTATTTGTTTATGGTTCTGAGTTTGCAAAAGGTACTCTTGGAATGCAAAAATCTTTAGATGCTTCATTCAAACAGTTTGACAACAAGCCTATTATTATTAAGGACAACTATGAGATCAATGGGTCTGATACTGCTCAAATTGGATGGGTTGAAGTTGCCGCTGAAGACGGAACAAACGGATACTTATGGTACTTGAAGTCTGAAGGAGAAACAAGATTACGTTTCCAAGATTACTTAGAGATGGCAGTTATTGAAGGTGAGAAAAAAGGCGTAGTAGCTGGAGACTTATCTACAGTGCCAGTTGGGGGTACTCAAGGTTTATTCTCTGCTATTGAAGAAAGAGGTAATGTATACCAAAATTATGCAAGTGGTGATGTAACCCCAGGAGTTGGAAACAGAAGTGCTTTGCAAGTCTTTGATTTTATTTTACAAAATCTTGACAAGCAAGGAGCTATTGAAGAGAACATGTTGTTCTTAGACAGAGCTACTTCTTTGAACTTTGACGATATGTTGGCTGCACAAAATTCTTACGGAGCAGGTGGTACATCTTACGGTGTATTTGAAAACTCTGAGGAAATGGCATTGAACTTAGGATTTGACGGTTTTAGAAGAGGTTCTTATGACTTCTATAAGACTGACTGGAAATACTTAAACGATGCTACTACTAGAGGTATGGTAAACAACGTATCAGGTGTTTTAGTTCCTGCTGGAACAAGTACAGTGTACGACCAAATGTTAGGTACTAACATCAGACGACCATTCTTACACGTACGTTACAGAGCTTCTGAAGCTGACGATAGAAGAATGAAGTCTTGGATTACTGGTTCTGTTGGAGGTGCTTACACTTCTAGCTTAGATGCAATGACAGTAAACTTCTTGTCTGAAAGATGCTTGGTTACTCAAGCGGCTAATAATTTCGTATTATTTACTGCTACTAACCCAGCTTAGTATTAATTATTGTAATGTTACCCTTGTCTTTTAGATGAGGGTAACTATTACTCTTATTTATTTATTATTAAATTTTATTATATTATGGCTACAAAAGCAAACAAAAAAGTAGAATCAAAGGAGACGCATATAGAATCGGACCCTGTAGTAAAAACAACAAAAAAAGTTTCCCCACCAAAAGATAGTTGGGAAATTAAAGACAGAGCGTATTTTCTTTTACATGGAAAATCGCCACTAACATTAACATTAGCTAGTAAGCACTCAAGTCACTTTCCGTTAATGTACTTTGACGAAAAAAAAGGACATGAAAGAGAGTTAAGGTATGCAACAAACCAGAAATCGCCGTTCGTTGATGAACAAAAAGGTCTTTCTACTGTAGCGCACATAGTTTTTAAAGATGGAGTGTTAATGGTCCCTAAAAAAATGCAGGCTTTACAAAAGCTATTGTCTTTATATCACCCTCAAAGAAACAAAACTTATACAGAGCAAGATCAAGTTGCAGAAGCAGTTGATGAATTAGATAACATACAGCTTGAAATTGAAGCTTTAAACTTAGCTAATACTTTAGATATAGACCACGCTGAAGCAATATTAAGAACCGAATTAGGTAGTGCTGTATCTAAAATGAACAGTAAAGAACTTAAGCGAGACTTAATGTTACTTGCTAAAAGCAACCCACCTTTATTTATAAGTTTAGCACATGACGAAAATGTAGAGCTTAGAAGTTTTGGTATAAGAGCTGCTGAGGCAGGAATTATTAACTTATCACAAGATCAAAGAACATTTTCTTGGGCTACCAATAACAAGAAGCTTATGACTGTTCCTTTTGATGAGCACCCATACTCAGCATTAGCAAGTTGGTTTAAAACTGACGAAGGTATGCTAGTATACAAAAGTATAGAGAAAAAATTCTCTTAATACGTAACTATATTTATAGGAGTAGGTCAACTTCGGTTGGCCTATTCTTTTAAATAAAATAAAATATTAATATGGCAATAGATGTAAATACAGTATATAGGACTGTATTATTAATACTTAACAAAGAAGAAAGAGGCTATGTAACTCCAGATGAGTTCAATAAGATATCTACTCAAGTTCAACTAGAGATATTTGGCGACTACAGTAACTCTTTAAACCAGCAGTTAAGAGTCCCTCAGTCTGACACAGATTATGCGGACAGGGTTGCAGCTATTGACGAACGTCTTTCTATATTTAAAACATTTGGTACATCAACCTATGTGCCAGTAGCAGG